GCCCTTCTCATTGAGGCTATCAAAGAACTTGAAAACAAGGTAAAAGCGTTAGCGGCAAAGGAATAATATCATGGCATTGACATACACTTGGGCATTGAAATCGCTGAAGAAATCGGACGTTAACGGCCTTTCCGGCATTATCGTTCAGACTCAATGGACTTGCACAGGCGCTGATGAAGATGGCGTTGATGGCGTGTTTCATGGCGCTACACCGTTTGATCCGGCTGAGGTCGATTCGGCCAATTTCACTGCTTATGAGAACCTGACGGAAGCGCAGGTGCTTGGCTGGATTCAGGCTATTGTCGTGGGTCCGTATAAAGATCACGTTGATATGCAGATCATGCGGCAGATCAACGAGAAGAAGGTGGTCATTGAGGAAGTGTCGGACGGCGCTTTCCCGTGGTCACCGCCAACTGAAGGGGAAAGTGCGTGAATCCTGAATTAGATAAACTTGATGCCAGTAACCAAGAGCCACAGTCGTTGAAGCTGGAACTCACGGTTAATGAGTTGAATACCGTCTTTGCCGCTCTGGGCGAACTGCCGCACCGGGTATCCGATCCCGTGATGCGTAAGCTGTTCACTCAAGCGAATGAGCAGCTACCGAAGGCGTAAGGCGTGGTTCTTCCCACAGGAACCATATCCATGTCTCAGGTGAACACCGAGTTGGGGCGGTCTAGTACCGCCTCAATTTCGTTGGGCGAGACGGCTGTGCGTACTCTGGCTGGGGTAGCATCTGGCGCAATTTCGATGAATGATCTGCGCGGCAAGTCTGCGGTGACGTTTACACCAAATGGCGGAACATCCTCTGGATCACCCACCTCGCTAAGTGACTCTAAATCTTATCCAAATATCGCAAGTGTCACGATCAATTGCAGTCAGGCAGCGACATGGAATTGGACAAAATTAGGAGATATAGGCTCTTATGCAAGTATTAACACCGGTGGAACAAGTACGTCAATCACGTTTTACCAAAACCCAAACAACTTCAATTACCGCAGTACGACATTTACGGTTAATGCCACAGCGGGCGGTGTTACGCGGTATTGGACAGTCACGGTGTCAACATCGCCGTAGCTACTCAATTTGAAGCTGAAAGGTTATAGAAAGTTGAATAATGAACGTTGATATTAACACCATTGTCACGGTTCTGAGTTTCATTGGTGGCCTTGTCGGCGTTTGGACAACGCTGAACAATCGCCTGACCAAGCTCGAATCACGATTGCAGTTTGGCGATGAGAAATTTCAATCAATCGATAGGCGCTTCGATGAGATGATGACCCATCTGCGGAGAATCGAAGATCGATTACAACAGGTGGCAGACAGATGATTAAACGCTATTGGGTTCTTGTTGCTCTTGGCTGGTCTAGCATGGTGATGGCTCAGTCTACCAGCTACGTCTATGACACCACGACCAACTCTACGACGACGAACACGAACAATAACGTCAATACGTCTACGTCTACGGCTACCAGCACGAACACGAACAACAACAATAACGTGAGTGCATCGACCAGCACGGCTACATCGACCAATGTCAACACCAACAACAATATCCAGTCGGGTACGCTGACGAACGTAAATCAGAACACGAATGCGTCCACTAGCACCGCGACGAACAACAACTTTAATATCGATACGTCGAGCAGCACGGTCAATCAGACCGTTAACAGCACGAATGCCAGCACGGTTGCCAGTACGTCTACGTCGAACAATACCAATCTGAATACGAACGTCTCGACCTCGACGAACACGAACAACAACAACAGCGTGTCGAGCAGCACCTCTGCCAACACAAACATCAACACGAACAATTCGACCAGCACCTCGGTCAATTCGTCCACCAACAATAACTTCAACACCGACGTATCGAAATCGACGGTCAACAGCACCTCGGACAACAAGAACGTCAATCAGAACAACAACGTCAACGTCAGCGACAGCAAGAGCTACAGCGAGAGCGTGAATCGTCAGGTCATTGACCAGAACATCAAGTCTCCGCCTCCGTCAGCCATTGCACCGTCGATGATGAGCTACAGCCAAGACCTTTGCACCACCGGGATGTCTGGCGCGGTTCAGACGCAGATACTCGGCATCTCGGCTGGCAAAATGGTCCGCGACAAGAATTGCGAGGCATTGAAGCTATCCAAGACGCTCTATGACATGGGTATGCGTGTTGCTGCCGTGTCGCTGCTTTGTCAGGATGAGCGGGTATTCGACGCTATGAAGATGGCTGGCACACCTTGTCCGTATCAAGGCAAGATTGGTAAAGAGGCGGCTGCGGCATGGGAAGAAAACAAGCCCAAGCGTTCATCGCGGCGCTGATAGCGTGGCCGGTCTGGGCGCAAGAATACACCCCTGCCCTCATTCCGCCACAAATCATTGGCTCACCGACGACGATGACTGCGATTGATGGGGGTGACGATAGCACTCGCCTAGTCAATCTTGGCTTCCCGTTTGAGTATTACGGCCAGACATTTACGCAAGCGTGGGTATCTACCAACGGGTTTGTGTCATTCTATGGCCCTGCAAACCTGTGCTGCAACGGTCAGCCTATCGAACAGGCCCAGAGGAACACGATTTACGGCTATTGGACCGATCTGATTAGCCAAGGCAATCCATATTACAGGACGGATGCCAACGTCAGCCTATTTGGCTGGTACAACACCTATGAGTACGGCACAGCTAATCAGGTCACGTTCGAGATTGGTCTATTCTCTGACGGCAAAATCCAATTCAATTACGGCAGTTTGGCGAACACCTACCACATGGTAACGGCGGGCATTACCGGGCCAACGTCGGTTGATAACGTGTCGCTGTTTCACGGCCATAATGTGCAATTCTTGCAGAACCAATCTGGCATCCTGTCATTAACGCCACAGGAGCCAGAGCCGGAGCCTGAACCCGTGTTCAACCCGGTAGAGGTAGCTCCCAGCGTTGCGCCTGATCCAGTCTCTGAATCGGTCGTCGAGACTGTTCAGGAGGAAGTCGTTCAGGAGACACCCGCTGTCGTTGAAGAGGCCATTCAGGAGGCGGTGGAAGAGGCTGTAACCGAAACTGAGGTCGTCACCGAAACGGTTGAAGAGGTCGTCGCAGAGAATGAGGTAATTGCTGAGACTGAGGAAGAGGCTGAAGACACCCGTGAAGAAGAGCGTTTAAGCCCGGATGAATTGGAGGCATTGGCTGGTGGCGGTGCGGATGCTGGCAGCGTCAGCGACGGCCCTACAGATGCAGAGGCTGCAAATGCCCTCCAGAACGCCTCTGAGAGCGCACAGGAGGCAGAAGAGGCCCGTCAGGCTACTCAGGGGCCATCAGGCTCAAATGTCTCTGTAATCGCCTCTAATGGCTCCAGTGGGCGTGATGATTCCAATGTTCAGTTCTTCCAGAAGGAAGCAATTGAGGATGCTGACACGTTTTCGCGTGAAACGGTGCTGGCTGTTAGCGTCCAAAACGTCGCATTTGTGGCGGAGGCAGATGCTCAATACAACAAACTGAACGGTGAGCAGACGACGACAGAGGCTCAAGAGGGGGCGTATACCCTGTCCGTTGTCGATGGTTCAACATTTGGCGCACCGCCTGTCACTGGCATGGTGGCTGACACAACAAGCCCATCTTCGCAGACGCAACAGATGGAATTGCTCAATATGGCCGGGATGCAGGGCGATATGTCCGCTGGTGCGCCAACCGATATTGGAGATATTGGCACTGAGGATGCCACAACTATGGCCCAGCTTGCAGCCATCCCAGAGGGTTATGGGGCGTACACGCAAGCCAGAATACCAGATATGCCGTTCTACCAGCCGCGAGACATCTATCGCGGGCGTCGCATTCCTGACGCAAGTATGGCATTATACCAGATGATGAAAGGGAATGACGCAACATGGACTGAAATGGTGGAGAGCCAATATGAGTGACGACAAGGAAGAACCAAAAGTCTCGTTCGATGAGGGCGGGTTTAGCTTCAACATTGGCGGATTGAGCAGCGGCAAGATTGCAATCATTTTTGCTGCCCTATCGACCGTCGTAGGGTCACTCTGGGCGGGCTTCCAAGTCTACCAGCAATTTCTGACCATGCAGGATGTCACGGCCACCTATGCGGCTATGGGCGATGAGTTCACTGAGATGAAGGCGAAGCAGGACAATAACGAGCGCCTGATCCGCATGAACATGGAGACGACCAAGTATCTGTCAGACAATCTCGCAGCTCTGTCGAGCAGCATTAGCAGTAGCGTTATGAGTGCGCGGCAAACGGCAGATTCTGTTGCTCAACGCACACAAATTTCGGAAAGGGAGACATTGCAGTCTCAACGTGCTATCATCAGCGAGCTTCGGTTGCAGGACTTGGAGCAACAGCGTCGGGTTAAGGAACTTGAGAAGCAAGTGGATGACAAAATCACCAAGACGCTGGCTAATCCTCTTGCTGGAAGGGACGACTAATGGATGATAAACTATTAGAGGCGCGGATTAAGGCGCTATTGCTTGCCGCTATCACGATGGCATTTGTGATTGTGGCTATCACGCTGGCTATGATTGTTGGGTTGTTTGCTCCCAATGAACTAATCGACAACAAGGATGTATTTGGCCTTCTCAGCTACGTCATGACCTCTGTGGTAGGCGCTGTGGCTGGCTCTTACGCTACCCTGATGGGTATGAAGGGTGAACTGGTTCCGCCTCCCCCTGAGGATAAGGATGACCCAGAACCTGAACCAGCACCAGAACCTGTTGCTCCTCCTCCTCCTCCTGCCCCTATGGCTGCTCCTGTTCAGGAAGAACTGGAACTGACCGAAGTGGTGGATGATGACGACGATGACGACGATATGGCTCCGTGGGAGAAATATCGCAACGACTTGCGGTATGATGCCAACGGTGACGGCGTGGTCGATGAGAATGACTTTCCTGATTGGAGGAGTGCGGGCAAATGAGCCTAAAGAACCTACAAGCCAAAATCGGCGTACCCGCTGATGGCGCATTTGGCCCCGGTACGCTCAAAGCGGCTGCGGCCTACTATAAGCTGAACAAGAACCGTGCGGCACATTTCTTTGCCCAGACGGCTCATGAGAGCGGCAATTTCATGGCGTTCTCAGAGAACCTGAACTATGGCGCAAAGGGTCTGCGCGGCATCTTTGGCAAATACTTTCCGACTGAAGGCATGGCTAAGAACTATGAGCGTCAGCCGGAGCGTATTGCCAACCGGGTCTATGCCAACCGCATGGGCAATGGCGATGAGGCTTCTGGCGATGGCTGGAAGTATCGTGGCCGAGGCAGCCTCCAACTCACTGGGCGGTCAAATTTCAAGGCATTCTCCGATTATATCGGTCGGCCTGACGTTATGACGAACCCTGATTTGGTGGCGACAGAACTTGCCTTTGAATCGGCGCTTTGGTTCTTCGATAAGAATAAGCTCTGGTCCATCTGCGACCAAGGCATCACAGACGCTGCTATCCTTGCTCTAACAAAGCGGATCAATGGCGGAACCCACGGTCTTGATGACCGTAAAGCAAAGACCAAGAAGTACGCGACTTGGCTTTAAGGAGGCTGATATGAGCATTGAAAAGAAGCTGACTGGCGCTGCCAAGAAAGTGGCGCTGAAGAAGATCAAGGACAAGCTGGACGATGTGCCTGTTCAGAAGATCATCGATCCTGTCATTGAAAAGAGCGGTATGGGCAAAAAGCTCGTTGTAGGCGGCGGTATCGCTGGCTTGCTTCTGGCGGCTGTCGAGTACTTCCTCTAAAGGTCTAGAATGACCTTGAAGTCGCTGGTCTTGATATGGACCACTGGCTCAATGTCGTGAGCGTCTCCCCTGTCCCTACGCCCCCCCATACTGGCCTCATGGGGGCAGGGGAGCCTCACATAACCGATTGCATCCAGCCATCCGACAAGCAGGATTGGTGTCAGGCCATAATTCGCCCATGAGAGCAAGCCCTCATATTTACGCTGAGAGATCATGTAGGTGTCGTAGGCAAGTCTGTTATTATTCCGGCATTTGACCTCAACGACAGCCTTTGCCTCGCCATTGCGGCTCATGATGTAATCTGCGTATGCCTTAACGGGCAATTTGATTGCGTGTGAATCTGTTGTCGCACACAGCGTTAGGATCGTCCCACGCTCCCGATGAATATCCTCTTCAGTTTCGTAGAGCGGGCGCATTCCAGTAATCTCCTGATTCTATGCAATCAGCCTCTTCCTTTAGAATTTCGGCCACCAATTCCCATTTTGGATCGTATTCAGCCATGCTGGTAAATTCGGTCACGCCGTATCGAAGTCGTTCTAGAATGCGCTGGCGCTCTTGCATCCGGCCTTGCTCAAGAATTGCTTCCACCATGTCGTTGGTCATTGATCCCAATCCTTATAGTTCTTGAACAGCCGCTCAAGCAGCCAGTCGATGATGCGGCGGATCATGAGAATGAGCCTAAGAATAACCGCAGATCGTGCGGTAAATCATCTTTAGTCTTGGGGCTAAATTTAGCTAAGTAGCTAAGTGGGATTTTATTTCCGCCGTACCATGCTGGTTGCTTTTTCATCTAATCCTCCATGCTCACGACATTGACGTTGTGAGCATATTCTATGGCCGCATTGATTTCATGGCGGCTCATCTTTCGATACAACTTCTTCGTCTTCAGGATTGCCCCACAGAGCATCCTAGAACCTTCAATTATCTGCATCTGTTGTTTAAGCGTCACATCATCAGACTTGACGATGTGAACGCTCTTCCTCTCAACAGGCAGTCTAATCATAAAGGCATTCACCGGCATTCTAATGAAAGCTCATCATAGGCTGCATACACTGCATTATCTAATGCCCTAAGTTGATCCATGATTGAATTGATTTGGTCCTGTAAATTTTCGCGAATCAAATCGATTTTTTTGATCAATTCATCATTGCCTTGAGTATTTTGAGGGCGTTTAATCAGGCCATGTTTGATCTGAAATTCTCGCCATTCTTTCAGGGTGTCTCTGCCAAAATTGGGAATCGCAAGTAGCTCATAATCCAAGATGTCATTGATGTCCCGGCATAGGACATTGTAGCCATATGTCTGAGTGATGCAGCCCTTAAACCTGAATGTGAGCGGCAAGTCTGTCACCTTCATCATTTGGATTTGCTCTACAGGCATATTCTCTAGGCTCTTCTTTGCCTTCTCTTGAAAGTAAATCTGAGCAATTCGAGCGCCTGATAGATTATATTTCTTGGCAACATCAGCGCGACTAAGACCGTGAAAATCACAGTCATGCACAATCATCTTGTTGCGCTCTTTCTGGTCAATTTTGTCCATCTTCATTTCACCAACTCCGCTGGCTTGCTGCTTGTGACAAGTACATGGTCACCGGGCTTCTTCGATGTGCGCTCAATGACGATTTTGTTGGGATACTTTGGACGAATGTAATCTTCGTAAGATTTGTAATGCTTTGTCATATTATTCCCTTTCAAGTGACCCACCGAAGTGGGCCACCATTAATATCATATTATTGTAGCTTATCAACATTAAAATGGGACTTCATCTTCCAAGTCAGGTTGGAAACCATTTTGCTTGGCGCGGTCGTGCGCTGTAGGTGTTCTCTGTTGTTTCCTATTGTCGCCTGTTGTCTTCTGCACCGATGTGAAGGACAGGTCGTTTACCCGGACATTGAACTGCGGCTTGCCATCATATTCACCAACCGACATCGTGCCGACCGCAAATATCTTGATGCCTTTGACGATGTAAGGCTCTAGCGACAGCGCCCTCTTGCCCCACACAGAGCATCGATACCAATTCGTTTGCTCTTTGTTGCTGGGGTCTTGGACGGCCACATTGACGCTCAAAACGGTTGATCCGTCATTGTTCGTGTGGACCTTTGCGTCCGTTCCTGCATAGCCTTCAATCGTAATAATTTGGATACCCATAGTCTTATTCCTGCCATTGAACGCCGTGTTGCGTACCATACGCATACATCAGCTCTATCATTTCGCTCATTTGCTCTTTGCTCATAAGGGACGAGCGCCATCCCAGATGAACCAGCCCATTGCCGTCTAGGTTCGTGACATAGCGAGGCTTCAGGCCAAGGGCGTTCATGAACACCGCTTTCCAATCCTCTTCCGCCATCTCACGGCCTTCCGGCTTTGAGTATGCTATATCCCTAAGCATGGCCCGCATCTTCTTGTTCTGAGAGTTGGACCGGGCTGGTGGGCCAAACATGATCCACCACCCGTCAGGCACATCAGTAATCATCTCATGCGCTTTGCGACGATAGTTATCGCCTCTCAGCCAGATGGTGTTCATGCTCGACGCGCCCTGATCTGTTCAATGCGTTTCATCATCGCATCGACCTCGCCCAAGAACTTGGCGACCTCATCGCAAAGCTCGGCAATGCGTACCGGGTCACGCTCAACACGTTTCACGAAAAATTGGAGATCATCCGGCATACGCGGATCAAAACTCACATAATCGCACCAATCACGCTCGGTCATGAACATCTGCCACTGCATCTGCGTCATGTACTTTGGATCGATCTTCTCAGAATCGAGCGTTTCGATGTGGGTAAGGGTATTGGGACATTTAATCTCAATCAAACCGTTCTGCCCAACCAGACCATCAGGTGATGCGTGAGTGCCAGTCATCGTCGGATGCTTGAACAACCCGACGATAGACACCTTTCGCCCTGTGACAAATTCATACGATGACCGGGCGCGAGGCTCCATATCGTTGCCCCACTGCATAGCGGCATTCTTGAACGTCTCCTGAGTAACCCCTGTAAGCCTCTCAGAAGCGATTCTAGCTATGGTGTTGCCTCTTGCAGCCGAATACCCGCTCTTGGTCTTGGCAAGAACCTCATGGACCTGAGACGCGCCTAGAGAGCCGCACCGCTGTTGATGCCACAGGTCGCTGCCCTGCTCTACGTCGATATAAAGAAACATTAGCCGAGCCTTTTCGTTAGGATAGCCTTAGCCGCCTCAAACTTGGATGCGGGCAATTCATCAAGCGTATCGACCTTGTAATAGTCGCACATGGTTTCGATGCTGGCCCCGGTCTTCTCAATCAAGTCATGAAGCTCGGCCAACTGCTTCGGGTTGATGACCTCATACGCCACAGGCTCATTGCCCTTCTTGCCAGCCGTGGCCTCGATGCCGTCCGATTCGCACAGCTCTAACACCAAAATCCACATATAACGACGCATATAGGTGTGCGTTGACCCC